CCATCTCCTCTTTTCTAGAATTGATCTCAAATATAGTTTCTAATAGCTTAGCAAAGTGAGCCATCTTATGAGCTTCGCTTTCTCCGGGAATACCAGGAATCTCATATCCTTGATCAAATAACTTATTTTGTATATCAGCTTCTTTGACTTGCTCTTCAGTAGATTTGGACTGAAGCATTTCAGTAATTCTTTCAGAAAGGCTGTGAGTCTCACAATACTCTCGAACAAGTTCGGTAACACCAGGAGCATTAAGCATTTGAGGATTACCAAGTATGGGAATAAGATCTCTCATTGCTTGCTCTATCTTTTGCATCTGTAGACCTTTAGACATAGGAGCAAAGGCTTCAACAGAGAAGCGTACTTTAGGTTCACTATTCAAAGAATAATATTCCGGACTAAATTCAAAAGATTTTTCCTCATTAGGATTATCAAGCTTTCTTTTCATTAGCTTGCTGGTCTGATCATCTTTAACCAATGTATAACCCTTGGTCTTGATCTTCCTATATCGAGTCATTACCTTTTCTGTAGGAGACTCACCAATAGTGTCTTTCTCATTCTCGTAAGCCATATATGATTCAGGACCATTTTGCTTCACGATTGATACGACTTGACGTATAGATTCTCTATATCCAAATCCCCAGTTCATGAATCCTTTCTTAAGTCCTTTCAATGTAGACTCCATTGACATCATATTATTTCTGACTGGTTCACCTGGTTTTGGCAAAGCCATCTGAAGTGGATTAATACTTGACGCAATAACAGCATCTTCTTTAAGAGTAGCCCTAAGTTGCTGGAATCCTATAATACCAGTACTACTTCCTGTCTCAAGTAGTCTAATATTCTCAGGACCTACATTACCAGGGATTTCCATAACAAGGTTTGTATCAGATGGATCAAATTGACTAAAGAAGTCTTCAGAGATTCCCTTATTAACTAGAATTACTTGAGCAAGTTGTCTCTTAACGACCTCTAGAGCCATATTACGCATTGTCTCATCTTCAGATTGTAGAGACTCGAGAATAGCTGGAATACCAATGCCATAGAATTGACCAGGAAAGTTTATCCACTTACAGACAGAGAATGGAAGCTCTTTATGATTGAACGGTAGTGGACCCCGTCTCACTAAAATATCATTCACTATAATTTCGTACTTGTCAGTTCTTTTATTGAAGTATCTAAGTACTTCAGATCGTTTAGAACCTACTGCAATATCTTCAGGAAGTTTAAAGAATCTAGCTGATGATGTGCCGTATGTTGTGGAACTAATTTCTGCAGATACGATTTTATCGATATTCTTTTTGATAATGAATGGATCTTTGGAGTTCCTAAGTTCAGCAACAATTTCTTCTGTACTTGGTGTTTGTCTCCAAACGCAATCAGTAGCTGCACCATATCGACCCTTTAATCTTCTTGCTGAAGGATCTACATAAAATTCGTAAATTGATAATGGGATAATGCAAGGATCATCGTAGTATACTTTGAATCCTTTCTTGGTTAATGGTTTACCAAGTTTAGTTAATTGCTCATACACATCCTCATACTCTTTAGGGTCACCGTCTTTCTTTTTCTTCTGGGCTTTCGCAATAACATCTTTGGCCTCTTGAGTTGATAGAATAAATTCTTTTTCCTCAACTTCTTTTATATATGTGTTAAATAGGATATTAGTTCCAACGATTCCAGTATCTTGAATAGATTCAATTTTAGCTTGTTCTATATCTTCGTTATTCTCCCAACTTTGTATGAAGGCGTTATATACTTTGATATTGCTATCATCCTCGTCATCATCAGTTGTGATATTGACTGTAGGAATGTTTTGCAAGAATTCTGCAACCATAGCTTCGACCGGAGCGAATGAAGTAGGGGATTTAAGATTGGAACGACCTTTGATATAAGCCTTCCACATGGACCACAATTTGTAACAAAGATTCCAATGAGTAGCCCAGTCTGAACCTCCACCCATTGAACTATTTTTAGTTACAGTAGGGGATGACCAGTAGCAAGAAGTTCTACGACCCTGTTCCATTTCTTGGAATCTCTCTCTGACTTCTTTTACGATTTCGTATTCTTCAGTTGATTGCCACTTACTCTTCCACTTTCGCATGTCGCCGGGTTGGAAGTCATCAATATTACTGACGACACTTTTGGTTGTTGTGGTTGAGACGGCTGCCATATTCTAATGTTTGGATTCTATGCTAACTTTGCGTAAATTTTAACTAGCTCGGTATGAGATTTATTACTATATTTCTTACCCGTCTTGTTATATATCTCTTCTATAAGAACATCTCTATCAATTTCCATTGGAGGGACTTCTTGACCATTTACTAATATAGTTGCAGGCAATGGTTTTTGAGGCAATGTAGTATCAACAATATGAGGTTCCGCTGGAGCCTTACTTGCTTGATTGAGAATACTTTCTGTTGGTTGAACAGGAGTTTGTACAGGCTCTGGCGTAGTTGCAGGAGCTGCTACTTGTGGTGCAGGAACTACTGGTTCAGCTTGAGGCTCAACTGGATCTGGCGTTTTATAATCACTAGCTTTGTAGCCTGGACCAACTGGATTACCGTTTTCATCAGTAATTTCTAAAACTTTTAGTAACGGGCCTGGAGTAAGTTCATCAAGGATCCACCTTAGTGGAACATCAAGAGTTCTAGTTTCGCCAGCTCTGAAATCATTCCATCCTAGACCTAGTTCAGCCATTAGCTCAAAGGTTTGGGGGCCAGTTGAATGACTTAGGATTTCATTCTTAACATTATATCTTTCCGCAATTTCTCTATGATGAGGTTCCCAGTATGGCTCAGGAAGATATAGAGCGGGTATAGATGTGGCATATCTAATTGATTCAATAGTTCTAAGCAGATCAATTCCTACTACTCTTTCTCTATCGAATTTCTGAACTGTAGGGATGCTAAGTTTTTCACATAATGCCCTGATCTGAGTTTCATTGAGAAGCTTGATGTCTTTCACGTTGAACTCAGCTGTTATTTCGTCTAGATATTTATTTCTAAATGTGAACATATTATTTTTCTTCTGGATTTATAATTTGTAATGAGTCTAAAAGCTTAATAAGCTTTGAGAGATCTTCGTTAGACTTACGGATTTCTTCAGTGTGTTCTTTGATAATCTTTTCGTAAGCTGGATTATCTTTAATGATTTCAGTTATTTGATCATTAAGAACAGAATGAGCAGATCGAACTGTACTAAGTAATAGGTCATGATATCGGTTAAGATTTAGTTGAATGACTCCAGCATGATCTGGATCAATTGCTTGGTTTGATTTATCCATTTGCCTCACCTCCATATGTATTGTTTGGCTGTTGGCCAGTGATCAAAAGTTCTTGAGTTTCATTCAAAATGATATGTACTTTAAATTCTAGTACCTTTAAATCGTGAGACGATGTATCAGTGCCTTGAGGATCTTCTGACACTTTAGACTCAGGATTCTCATTTGGATAAATAGGTAGTTTCTGAAGTAACTCAATTAAATCTTTTACTGAGCCTGCTTCATAGTATTGAATCTCTCTTACTTGTTTCATATATGTTTCATGACCTTAAATAGGTGAGCCATCATAACAATTCACTCAAGAAAAGTACAATGATTTGACGATTGACCTAGAATCCCGTGAGGTCATTAACAGGTTCGAATGACTCTCGGATCCTTTCACGATGTTTTCGTACCTCTTCCTCAGTCTTTTGTTCAGTATATCTTTCACCTGCACGTAAATATTCAACACAAAAGTAACTAAAGCAATCCAAAGCATCGAAGTGAGCACCCTTGATAGGACAACGATCTTTATCCCACTCGCTTTTAGATTTTACTTCTCCTGACACTTTTTGCTCTTTCCATCTTAAGGACTCTACTTCGTTTACAAAGTAGTTATAGTTCCTTTGCTCATCTACATCATAGTCAGTCAGAGCTGCGCTTATATGTAGTCTAGACTTCTTAGTAATAGGTTCGATCTTCCCGACCTTATTCATTTGCTCTGTTCGGAATTCATCCCATGATTGATTACTTCCTGACATCTTTTCAATAGGCACAATGTTATGAATGCCATTCAACTTCAAAGTATTGATTCTATCAGGGGTATTATCTGCAATAGTTTTCACAGTCTTAATACCCATTTCAGCCTCCTTCTTTTTCATTATTGAAGCAAGTTCATCGTCTCCCATTTCGTTGGAGTAAATCCCATCAAAGATATATATCTGATCAGTAGAGTCTACACCAATCCATAATACACAAGTCTTTGAGCTGGACCACCCAAAGTCAATCACTTTATAAATATTCCAATTAGACTGAGGATATATAACATCCTTCAGGTGGACTGATCTGTCAAACCAACTACAAACAAGACCTACACGTTTCAAGAACTTTCCATACTTACGAACTTGAAGACTTTCAGCATCGTAAACGCTAGTAATTACTGAGACCTGATCTTGAGTAAGCCAAGGATTATCATCCCATGACGCTGTAGAAACATAATAGTTCGGATTGTCAGTATTGAGGTAAATTTCGTCATAAACCCAGGTCATACCGTTGATTGGAGTCATTGTCAGAATGAAATCTAGTGGGATACCAGCTTCCATACGAGCCATTGCTTCATCAAAGATATCTTTTGGAGGTTCTTCATCAAACCATATCAATCTCTTTCCAGTACCTTGAAACTTTTCTCTTCCTTGTTCATATGATTTAAAGTTAATCTTAGATCCGTTATCCAATTTGATTTCGGTCAACACATCTTTACGTAAATAGGTTTTGTCTACAATCCTATGCTCGGGTATCATGGCAAGAAGTTTCTTCTGAGTAGTTTCTTTTTGTTGGTCAAAAGATGGACAAGCACACCATACTTCGATGGGCAGTTGTACTTTCTTGTGTTCATGGGCGTTAAAAACGTATCTGCAGACCTCCTGAGCCCCCCAATGAGTCTTACCTACACGGTTACCCCAGAATAACGCACGGAGCATTTTAAGCACCTTGCTGGCCTCTTTTTGTTTGTCATGTTGTTGGAGCCATAAGTTTACGCAGCGTAATTCCTCTGCGTACTTTCTAGCTTGTAACAGTGCTTGTTCTTGTTTCATGTATACCGGTTATATAGAAATAATGTTTAGCTAGTTTAATAAACTTATGTTTACCTGTACCAGCTATCCTCATTCGTTTAAGACTTTCAGGCTTAATACCAATAAGCTTAGCGTATAGATCTGTTGGTAATACTTCCAACAAGAACCTATTCTTAGGCAGCTGTATAAATAATTTTGGAGTGGTTGAGTCAATTATCATATTAGTTCATTTTTTGAATACTTGGATAACGTCCAGAGCCATTTACAATATCAGAAATAAATTTTACAGGTTTATCACTTTTCTTTGACTCAACTCTAGCTTTTGAATTTCTAGTTAATCTATAAATGTCTGATACATAAACTACTTTTTTGCTACTCTGTTTGTTTTTCATGTCATATATTATCACCGTTCAAGGTGATTGTCAACTCTTCAACCTTCAGATGTACCAAGTATTCTAGCGATCTCAGCCTTCAATACTTCCTGTCTCTCTTCTGCAGTCATACCATCAAGCTTAGTATCTTCAATCTTAATCTTATTCGTAATCCTTTGTTTAAGGATATTATACTCCTTAATAGCGGCAACCTTAGGTGCTAATTCAGATTTTTGAGCAATAACAAAAGCTAACTCTTTATCGACCATAGCATCATTCAAGCTTTGAATTTCAATTAATTCGTTGATGCGATTCAAAATGCAAGACTTTGTTAGAAGATACGAAGCTGCTGATCTAGCGTTTCTGTACCAATTTTTTTGGCTTTTATCGATGTCGTGGGACTCTATATAACTTTGAAACCCATTACCAAAGAATTCTCTATCACTAGCGTATAATTTACAAAATTGTTCTTGTTCTGGTGTGAGCTGTTCATTAGTAAGTTTATTATAGTTTTTAGCTTCATCAAGATAATTAAAGTCTTTATCCTTAAGCTTCTGTGGCTTTGTAGGGATTACTTTTGTATCTGCAGTTTCAATTATCATGACTTCTTTGGTTTTCTCAAATAACTATCTGTTTTTTTATGACATGGTACACACAGAGTAATACCATTGGATATTATCCATAATTGTCTACATTCCATAGCCGCCTTATACGTTCTTATTTTGTTTTCCTTGAGAATCGAGATAAAGCTTTTGATATGGTGGACATCCAGTCTTTGGTCTTTAGCTTTACAGTAGACACAAGTGAAATCATCCCGTTTTTTAATTTTTGTACGCCAGTTTTCATATTTTTTTGATTTCCTAATTCTTAGATTTAGTTTCTTATAGCCTTTAACCTTCTTACGTTTCTTTTTTACTTTTGATAACCGCAAGTTGGACATCCTTTTGATCCCATATCCATTGAACCACATTTAGGGCATACACCAGATTTTTTAGTACTCTTACTTTTTGTAGTAGATCTAGTAGGCTTTTTAACCTTTTTAGATGGTTTTGATGTTGTTTTTTTCATTTTGATTTTATTGATAAACAG